ATGCCCTCGTATTTGAAATTAGGACTAAATCAAATGGATAGGCTCCTAAATCAATGGAGGCGAATTTATACTGATGACGGAAGGCATGATGTAGATTTTTCTGAGCGTGAACGAGCACTTCAGGAAGCTCAAGAACGGTTAAACCAACATACTAATGAACTAGTACGCGCTGCTGAAAATCTTAATCGTGCTGCATTAGCAGCAGGTTTTTCTAAAGGTGTTTTAAAACATTAATTGGGGCTGGGGGTAAATGTATCATTTAACGGAAATTGCTCAATTTATTACTGCCATTGTGCTAGCTTTAAATTTTTATCAAAGTTGGCGCAATGGTAAGAAGGCTACTAAAATTGCCGATAATATGCAAGCATTGGAAAGAAATACTAATTCAAAAATGGATGCTCTGGTAGCTTTAACTGCTAAATCTTCATTAGCTGAAGGAACTGCGGCGGGGCTAGCGCAAGGCAGATCAGAAGATAGAACAAGAGTTAATAGCAATCCTAAAGTCTAAGTTCTGCTAATGTCATGGATCAGCAGGACAGACTTAAAAAGCTTGCTGAAGCTCTAGCTGCCTACATTCAGAACGGTGATGACGGGCTAGTCAAGGTATCCAAGGCGGCTGTTGATGAAGTGATCATGCTCCTTACGATCGCAGCCAGTTATACCAAGCCAGAACCCCCGCCAGATTAGCAGCGCGCTTGCTGGGTGCGTTTAAATCATGAGGCAGGAAGGAGCGGCCTAGTTCCGATCGCAGCCAGCCCTGAGCCCTCTCATTCAAAGGAGGGAACTCTACAAATAGCCATCGCAGGAACCAGCGCACGGCATTTTTGTAAAGCAGGCATGCACTAAAATATGGTCAATATTGCTCACATTTTAGAAAAAGTTACGATCTCCTTGCCAGTCCGGGCTTAGGTGCGAGGCGGGACGATCGAATTATTCAGATAATCGGCTACGCTATCCATGTGGTCGAGTGCGGTGACCAGCTTCAGCCATCGGCAATACGCCATGTGATAGGCCGGGTCCGCCGACTTAGTATTGCAGTCACAGGAACCGATGGCGGCAGCAATTAGGCTTTGCTTGGCGATTGATAGCGCTTCGCAAGCCTCTCCGCGCTTTTCGGCACGCCCCATTCGCTCATTAAAATCAGCTTGCGCTTGTTCTTCTGCAGTCGGCATTGGTTCCTCCTCGGGGTCATAGTGGCCGCTATCGATCAGATAATCTCCAAACGTAATACCCATGGCATTCCTCCAATGTTTCGGACAGCCGGCCAGACCGGCGTATTAAAAGAAACTTATCTGCTTTGGCCTAGGACTATACCCAATATCCTCAAGTATGCCTTTAGTGTTGCGAATATACCAATCATAATCAATATCATTAGGAAATTCTTTAGGTAAATCCATTACAGGCTTAGCCCCATCACTATCAGCAACCTTATTATTAGCTGCTACAGTTTGAATACAGCCTAATTCTCCTTTGGCATAGTACCATCTAAGAACGCGTCCTAAATATTCCCCGTTTTTGTGGGCACCGGGAGCTTTAGCCTGTCTCACGTTTACAAAGCGCGTAAAGTTTTTACATTCTCTGATTGTCTGCTCAATCGGAATACCTTTAGCTAATAATGCTTCTACAGCATCAGAGCAGATTTGTACAGTAGGATTAACGTCTAGCTGCGTTCCTGATTGTGATCCTACCTCAGCATATGGGTTACCTTTCTTCTTTACTTTGCCATCCAACTTGACAGCAAAATAAGCGTTAACATCCCTAGCATAATAACTCTTATAGCGTGTCTCCTCAGTGGTAAATCCGCTAATACCTTCCCAATACTTATAGACTTGTTCATAAGTGTTTTCCTTATCTGATGGCACTAACATAACTATACCATCTGTATTAGCTGATACTACTTTAATTCCCTCTTGCTCTAACAATTCAACAAACATTAATAGAGCTAGCTGGCCTGATACTGTCATTTGAATTGTGTTATCAGGTGAATAGAAAGTAGACCATACATCACTTAGCTTACCTGACGTTCCATTAATAACAATTTTTAAACCTTTGTCTCTGGAGAATATCTTTTTAGCTTTAGCATCTAAACGAATGTCAATTATTTGATTGAATGCTGTTAAGAAATTAGGACCACAAGAAGCAGGATAAAGTTGCAAAGTAGTAATAAGCCTAGGATAATAGCTAGCAACGTCCCTATCAACAAGAGATATTTTCTCAGTGGCTTTATACGCCACAGTTTCTTCACTGCTATGTAAACCTCCAATGCCCAATCTGTATACACCGTTATTGATTTTAACATGAGCTTTTACCTCGTCAGGGATATTCATTTTTCCAGATGGCATAACAGTAAACTTAGCAGTCCTTACTCGCTCTAGTAATTTCTTAAGTTCTGGCGTCTTATAATCAATGTAGTGTGGTACTTCATATCTAAACACAGTACCCGGTTCTACATCCTGTCTAGATGGTCGCTTACCGTTAAGTTTGGCCACTTCCTTTACTAAAATAACTTCAGCAATTTGAGCATCAGATTTGCTCATTAAATTTTCATGATATTCATTGCCTAGGCTTTCGCGTAGGTCTAGCCGTTCCTTCATAAAGTTAAACAATTCTTCTGTAATACAAAGCTGATTACAGTTAAACTGTTTAAGCTCACTTATTTCAAACTCATTTAAATCTTTATCAATATTAAATGGTTGATCTTGAATACTTTCTGTATGTATTCTTGCTCCATATAGCTTAAGACTTCCCTTGAGTGGGGCTACTTCAATTAAATCAATATGGTTAGTATTGAAGGTCTGAAATCCATATTCCTTCTTTACTTCCCAATCTCTTTTATTATTGATAATTAAATCATTAGTAATGTCTTTTAATAGCGGTGCATACTGCTCTTTATAAGATGCCCACAATACTATTAAATCATAATTAATGGAGTTAAACCCAACAGTACGATAGTTAAACATAATCCATGAGAGGAATTTAGGATTAAAGGTGGCAGTATTGCTAACTTCAAATTGAAGAAATTTATTAGTGTTATGAAGTTTAAATGTGATCAGGAAATAATTCGGATAACTTTCCACATTGAGGAAAAGCGTTCCTCCTACGTTAGCCAAAATTTCGGCATCAGTAAGAAATTCCCGCTCAGTGAATGAACGGGGTTGGTAGGGTTTTAGTTGAGCCTTGCGGTCTAGCGTAATTAGACCGGCTTCATTTAGTGTGGGCATTTGATAAAGTTATCTGTTTCTTTTTACTACGTTTAGCGGCAGCAAAAGGTTGTTTTTTACCTGCCATGCTGCGCCTTTGATTTCCAATTTTAGAACCTTTATTAGCACGATAATTGCCACGCTCTGACATTTGTTCATTTATTTCATCTAAATCTTTTAGATCATTCATTGCCTTTGCCTCCCTGATATAACCCCTCTCATTGCATCACCCATAAAATATAAACAATAACTACTGTCATGAACACCATTTGCCATATAATCAATAGTTTTAACATATGGTTTCATGATCATTAATTGTTTAATCGGATAAACAAAACCAGCAGGAATGCCGTTACATTCAAATGATGCTCCAACACCTTCGTCAGCATGACTGCAAAGCGTATTTAATCTTGAATAAACATTACCATCTTCTGAGAACGGCGCAACACTATCCAAGGCTTTAAAGAAGCTAGGGTCAATAGACCACAGGTTAACGTCACGATTTAAAATGCGGCTAACATCCGGCCATTCATCAGCATAGAGTTGTGTTCTTAGCCAGCAGCCATCTTCAAAATAGAATGTAGCACTAGAATTGCTGTAGCCAAACCCTGTCAAATTCTTTTTCTGTTTTGTTAGTGCTTTCACAAATTCCTTAGGTAATGGAACATTAGGAGGAAGGTCTAACCCATGCCAGTATTCTAGTAGCATGACACGATTTGTAGATATCACAGAAGCCCCATTCATGAGCACTGAAGCTGTTAAGACATGCTGAGCATTCTCGCTAGCCAGCACGCCAACTGCATCTACAGCCTCTTTAAACTTGTTTGTGATGCCTACAATCTGAGGATCAGGAAAAGCTTCAGGCATTAAAATGGGATCGAGGGCCGGAACCGTTGCTTTGAATTTTCCTGATTTAATGGATAATCTGTTGTTGTCAAGTTGGGTGAGGGAGTAACCTTCATCGCATTTTGACAGAGCTTCCAATAATAGCAAAGTATGTGGGAAGGCATAGATATCCTCAGGGATAGGGCTACCAGCAGCAACAATGCCGTTAAAGGCAATAGCCCACTTATTACGCAGCCCCACATGCGTTTCATAGGGTGCTCCTAACTTATCACTAACGCAACTTACAAATTCTAATGCTTGGAGTAATCCAGATTTAACTTCTACTTTAGCTATGATAGGTTTACGTGCCATTTTTTAATCTTTTAATTTCATCCGCTATATACCAAGCTGCTTTCTTTAAATCTTCAAGCTCGTTTTCTTTATCTCCAGCGCGCCATAAATATTTAATAGCATTTCCTCTGTTAAAGTTCATATGCCTGACTACAGTTATGCATTCAATCCCTGAAGGATGACTGTTGTAATGCTTTGGATGATTTACTGTATCTTTTTTCATTCAAAACTCCTCTAATCCTCTTGCTTATATTACTCTTGTCCAATTTGTATCTTACTGCCAATTCGCCATAAGTAGCGCCGCGCAACCTGTCTAGAATTAGAAAATAATTTATCATGCGTTGGTATTCTCTAACGCCTTTATCTCTTTTTTGGTAACGATACTTACAGCATTCTTTGCATCTTTGTGTATGACCACTTTTCCTAAGCCTATGCTTATGAAACTCATTTAGTGGCTTTTTTAATTTGCAACTAATGCAAACTTTAAAAGGGAATGTCTCCGATATCATCATATGCATCACAGCCAAATACGATAACTCTAGCAGGAGGACGTTGGTTAGCTAATAAGCATTTTTCATCAGGCTCACTAAAATTCTTACAGTTTATACAAGATTGAAATGGAAAATATTTATCTGAATTTTTTTCTAGAGTTTCAAAAGCAGCTTGAACAATTTTATAATGAAATTCTAATGAGGCTTCTTTTCGTATGATTGGTTTCATCTACGCTCCTTTATCTTCTCTACCTTCTGGCCCTAATCCATGTATAGGACAACTATCTAAGGCATTGTTACATGAGCACCCCAAAGCTTCTATCAAAGCTTCTTCATTGCTCATTTGTCTTATATTTTCACATTCATCTTTAGGAAGCATTTCAAATGTAATACCAGACTTACCACAAGCAGCACAAGTACCAACGAAAGGAGTGCCTTTAGGTGACGTTCTATTTACTAATGAATGTTTCATTTTAAAATTCTGCTCCCAATATTTCAGGATGTTTCTTGTTCACATGCACTCGAATAAAGCGAGGGCATTTTAAATTTGAAGTATATTTAAGTGCCTCATCAATGCTTGCTGGAGGTTCATCCTTGTGCCGTCTCCTCCACCAATCTCTAGCCATTTTACCAGCCATTCCATTATGTTCAAGACAAATCCATTCATTGAACTTAGCTGGTGTGTAATAAGTCACCTTTAATGTTGGTGGCTTGCCTAGCTTACCATCCCATTTTTCATAGTGAACATTCATCACGCTTAATGTTTCAATTTTTGGCAAGTCCTCTGTAGCTGCTGCTTTAATTAATTCGTCAGTACCAGCCTTGGAAACAATTTTAACTGCAAAGCTAAACTCCTCCCCACAACTGATACAAAATCTGACGCGAGGATGATTGTAGCAGCCGCAAGCCTCACAGATTTTAACAGGTAGTTCGCCAGCACTTGCCCCTTTTTTATTAGGAATACGAGGGTCATTAATTGGACCTAAGCGGGGAGTATTGCGTGCGAAGTCCAACACTAAACAATTGTCTTTAGCTGGCCTAGTGCCACGTCCTAGCATTTGAACCCAGAGTGGTACTGAGAGTGTGGGCCTTAACATTCCAATCAAGTCGATTTCCGGGTGATTAAAGCCTGTTGTAAGTTTACCATAATTAACAATAGCTCTGAGTTGACCGCTCTTAAACGCTCGTATTGCTGCATCATTGTACTCGCTTGGTCGCTTGGAATGGACAGGGGCACAATCAACGCCAAACGCTCCAAGTTGTTCTGCAATATGCTCAGCATGCTCAATTCCTGACGCAAACAAGAGCCAACTTTTTCTATTTTGACCAGCATGGCAAAGCTCCTGAAGCGCCTTAAATGTTATCTCTGCTTTGTCTACCGCTCCCTGTAATTGAGTGGAAACAAATTCGCCTTTCACAATGCTAACGTCAGAAACATCTAGCTCAGTCTTGGTTCGAAGCGGGATTAGAGGAGCCATAAAGCCAGCGGCTAGAAGCTCGTTGAAACCTTCCAGATTTGTTTTATCATACACTACATCAGTGAATAAGCCATTTTCCGTTATCATTCCCATGCCCATACGGTACAGGGTAGCTGACATGCCGATGATTTTTAAATTTGGATTAATCAGCTTTAAAAACGCAAAGAAAGTTTGATATTGACTGCTCTCCTCAGCAGAGACTAAATGAGCTTCATCTACAAACGCGATATCGCGGTGCCCGAACCAATCAGGATGCTTAATCATGCTCTGAATAGAGCCAAAAATAATAGGATGTGCAGTATCTTTTTGTTTTAAGCCTGCTGAGTAGATGCCTAGTGGGGCTTCTGCCCACAACCCTAAAAGCTCCTCAGCGTTTTGTTGAACCAACTCCTTAACGTGAGTTACCATTAGGAAACGTTGATTAGCCCACTGACGCATTACACCTTGAATGAATGCAGCAGGAAGCACGCTCTTACCTGTACCAGTTGGAAGCCCGATTAGTGGGTTGCCTGTCTGATGGGTAAGGAAGAAATTGTATAGAGCGTCTAACGCTTCCTGCTGGTAGTAGCGAAGTTGGATCACTTCCAAACACCATGCTCGTTTAAAACCTCTTTCTTGTTAGGTGTCCAAGTATCTTGCCTCATGTCCTTATGCTCATCTACCCATTTTAAAAGGTATTCTTTCATTGAATTGTGCCAAGCCAATTGGCTTTCTGTACTAAGGTTCATTCCAACATATTGCCCCGAGACAGCATCTTTCATATATTCTTTAATTTCTCCAGTCCAATTTACCATAGGTAAATATAGCCATGCTGGAGTTAAACAAATAGCCAGTTTATCAGCTACACATAGTTTTGAGAATGGTTGCCCGTACTGTTTAGCTAAGAAACGAGAATGATATAAACTAAAATCATGCCATTTTTTACCAAAAATTCTCATGATGTTAGCCCCCGTATGTGGATGCAATTCACCTTCAGGACCATCCATATTAGGCTTTCCAAAGTAGCCAATGTCATGAACAAAAAAGGCTACCCACAATCGAGGATCAAAAGGAAATCCGTATAGTTTCCACCAAGCCCATGCTACAAACCAAGGATGAATAGCGAATTGGTGGGCACCAAATAAAACGCTTTTGGTTCCTACATTCATGCTACTTTCCTTTCATACAATTCAAATAAATCAAATTTGCAAGTTGTGAGCCTAAAGTTATTTAGACCAACTAGTGTAGCACCAAAACAGCCTCGCTCCTCAATCGCCTTTGGATGCATACAGAAAGCATCCATATCCATATCAGCAGACCAATATTTGCAATCTCTACAGTTTAAATCGGTAGCCATAGGTCGCAACCCTTTCTGATGAAGTCAGATGGAATATTTGAATTGTGGGCAGAACAGAACCATTGCGCATCTTCTACAGGACTAGCATTCCTACAACTCCTGCAATTCTTCTCTGGTGTGGCTCCCTTGTGGCAGATATCTGATAGGTGACAGTACTTGCAGTCATACAATGCAGGGTTCTCAGATATACGAGGAGGAGGCTCTTTAGAAAAAATAATCTCGTTGGCTTTCTTCTCTAACTGAGCACCGTAATTCCAATCAAGCTCAATTACTTTAAAAGTAATATCGCTATCGTTTTTATTCTCAATCATGTAAATGCAATAGCGAATGCCAGTCTTATAACCGTATTGGCACTCCTGAGCCCAATGCATAGGCTTGGATTTGGATAGAGCTTCCTTGCTTACTTTTTCGTATCCTGATCCTGTGTTGTTGGTTTTAAAGCTGAGCGATAATATGATATCTTCGCTGAGTTGATATCGCTCTGGAGCTTTACACATCCCATCCAGCGAACCGCCATAATGCCCCATTGCTCCGATAATACGAAACTGCTTACCGTCACTATCAAATTCTTTAACATCAAAACCAATTCCTCTTAGATACGCAACAAATCTTGGTTCTGCTGAATGCCCTACATTAAATAGGCGCATCATTCGACCGTCAAAGCGTTCCTCTTTAACCCAACGAAATGAATACCAAAGCTTACGCCAGCAAGCTTCCCCTAGTCCTGAAGCTCCTAGATGATTTCTATGGCCTTGTTCATAGTAGGTTTCACAAAAGGTATTTACATCATCGCTGATTAATTCTTCTAGCTTTTCGCGGTCAGATTGTTTGGATAAGTCAAGCATTATTTAAACCATCAGGCTGATCAGCGTCTAACCACTCTTCAAAACTAAATTCTGATACAAATACACCTATTTGAGAATGACAATTCTTAATATATTCTTCATATTTATGTTTTAAATGCTGCTCTTTCATTTCAGCATTCCATTCTTTTCTATAATCATCATTGTATGACATAAAGCCTCCTATATAAAAATGGGCTGTTAGAAGGGGCAGACAATATCTAACAGCCCAAAGTTTAGTCCTATGCTATCTTTTTGTATTGGTGCTAGCTATAGGACTGGTTTACTTACTGCCTGCTGCCCCATGGAGGAGCCGTCTGCGGTCCCGCTCCACTGGGTTGCCATGCCTGTCCGCCCGGCCCCTGCTGGGGAGCCTGTTGCTGAGGCTGGGGCTGCTGCTGAGCGGCTGGTTGCTGTTGGGTAGCTTGACCCCAATTCCCTCCCGGCTGCTGCTGGAGCGGCTGAGCGGTCTGCTGGGGCTGTGCCTGAGCCGGACCCCCAAACCCTCCTGCCTGTGCAGTTTGAGCCTGAGCAGGCTTGCTAGGATCATTCCCGTTAATGTCATACACTCGCTTAAGCTCAGTGTATCCCTTACGGTCAGGGAATGCAGCGTCAGGCTCCTCCCCCTTCTGATAGCCAACATCCATCAAACCTTTGGCACCACGCAATGCAGCACATTCATTGCTGCCATCAATCTGATAGATACCAACAGCGCGGCAAAGGGCTGAAAGCTGACCATAGGCGATTTCAACTGCCTTAGCATTCTGGTTATTAATATTGTAGTTTTGAGAAATCATACCCTGAGGAGAAGTGAATTCTACCCTGAGATAACCGCCTGTCTTATCCTTAGTTTCAAGGATGGCAGTTCCAGTAATGGTAAATGGAACCTTCTGAGCAGGAGGATGGATGCCAAACCCCTGATTAGGTTCATACTGATTAGCGTTAAATTGCCAATTAACTTGCATTAGATTTTAATCCTTATAGATAGTGGAACGTACAGCGCAATCCTTAGCTTCTAATAGCTTTCGTAAAGCAACAGTACGTTCCGGGTTTTGTGGAAAGTTAGTAACGATATGTTCAGCAAGATCATGAAAGATTTTGCTGGCATGCTGCAAATGCTCTGGCAAATGAGCATAACTAAAAAATTGAAGCATTCTGTCCTTATATTTATCAGGGCTATCAGATTTTAGATATTCTACAGCCTTATCTAGCTTTTCTTGTCCTTTATCTTCCATTAGTTTAATACCTTCTCTAGTTTAGCCAACCGGCTTTCAACTTCCTTGAGCCTAGCTACAATCTGGCTAAAGCTCATTTTATATGGACCTACCGGAACTCCCGGTTTACGGCCACGCTTCTTGGGTTTCTTTACCATGATGTTGTTGCCTTTGTTTCTTCTGGTGACATTTGAGCCTTAGGCTGTTCTTCAGGCTTATCATCCTTAGGCTTAGCCTTGAGACGTTTATTTAGATAGTTCATACGGTCAATAGTTTCATCAATATCATAAATAGAAGGAGAAGGTTCTAAGTTAAGCTGTCCTACTAATGACATAGCATGAGATTGCATTACAGCTTTAATTTCACTTTCAGTCAATGAGCAAGTTTTAGTTTCCATTTTACTAACCCTCAATAAATTTAGTTAGAATTTTAGCATACGCTACTACTTCTTCAGCAGTCAAAGGCACTCGCCTTCCTTCCTCATCATATTTATACACTTGCTCAATAACAACTTCAACTAAGCTAGTCTTATCAACTATATCCATTTTTTAATATCCTATTGGTGGAGCATTCATAGCCTTGTTAACAAGTTCTCCAAAATGAGGCGGCTCATACTCATTAAGGTTTCCAGTTCTGTTGCGAGCTAA